ATTTATACGAACACCCAACCCTCTTGGTATTATTCTTGGTATATTTTCTTGTAATCCTCCTCCAGTAATATGTGCCATCCCTTTTATGGTTGAACTATTTTCTAAACAATCTTTAACAACACTAGCATAGATTTGTGTTGGAGTTCCAATTTCAGGCACATCTCTATAAGAAATTTTATGTCTCCATAACATTTCATTTATTAAAGTAAATCCATTACTATGTAAACCACTACTTTCAATACCAATAATTACATCCTTATCTTGTATTAATCTACCATCTAAATATTTTTCTTCTTCAACAACCCCAGTACAAAATCCTGCAAGATCATATTCCAAATCACTATACATTATATTCATTTCTGCAGTCTCTCCACCAAGAAGAGAACATCCTGATTCAATACAAGCTTTTGATATACCCTCAACAACTTGTGATAATTTTTCTTGTTCTAATTGACCAGTAGCAATATAATCTAAGAAATATAATGGTTCTGCTCCACTAGTGATTACATCATTCACACACATTGCAACTAAGTCTCTTCCCACATTTTCATGTATATCCCATATGTGTGCGAGTGCTAGTTTAGTTCCAACACCATCAGTTCCTGATACTAGTACAGGATTCTTATACTTACTTGGTATTTTAATCGCACCGTTAAAACCACCAAATCCACCCATGACCTCTGGTCGATGAGTGGACTTAACGGTATTTTTGATTTTATTTACAAAAGAGTTTCCTGCTTCAATATCAACTCCAGATGTTTTATAATCCATTACATAACAATAGTTAATTCTATTATATCATAAAACTGCTTTTTTGCAATCCTTTTCTTTCTTCTTTACTCTTTTGATGTCACTATCTGCATTCTTAATTACGGTAAACGGTGTGGTAATTTTCATGGCATTAAAGATAATCTTTTTTCGCATGATGATCAGGAACTACCTTTGCTAATTTAATAGTAAGCATTCCATCCTCAAATTTTACATCTTCTACTTTTGTATCGTCAGAGAGTGTCCAAGTTCTTGTGAAAGAACGTTGTGCTAATCCCCTGTGAGCATAAGTCTCAGGTTCTTTTTTCTCTTCCTTCTCACCTTTAATTATAAGTTTGCCATATTCAGTATATACACTTACGTCTTTTCTCTTAAATCCTGCAAGTGCAATCTCAAGTCTGGACTCATGATTGCTAACACTTACAAGATTATATGGGGGATAATTAGTGCATCCTTCGTTAAAAAATCTCTCGAAGTAATCATCTAATCCAATACTGTTGCGATTTATCTTCTCTAATAATTCTGGAAGATTGGCTGCGTGATACCTTTGTAGTGCGTTCATTGTTTTCTCCTTAGTAAGCGAGTATGTTTTGTGTCCCCGAAGGCGACATAACTAATTATAACACTTTGTATGTCTTTCTAAGTGATGGAAACCGTATGCACCCCTGCTTCATTCGCATCTTTGATCAATGATTTAGAATCTGATAATGAGATTACGGTATCGTATGAAGCAATATCATCCCATTTATCATCATCAAAATGAGTTTGCAACCATAATATTCCATATGCACTTACTGGCATTAATCTAGTAATAGGTTCGTTGTCAATTTTACTTAAAATAATATCCATATTAAATTTCTTCCAAATCATATTCCCAATCTTCAATTACTATATTTGCAAACATTCTATCACTTAATAAGTCTAATTGTTCTCTTGCCTTTTCTTCATTTTCTACCTCAAAAGTCAATTCAATTATTTTATTAATTCTTAATCTATCAACCTTTATGTCTTTTGCAACTTTATTTACATTTGCCATAATCGCATTTCCTGCAGCGTCTGAAACGGATTCTCTTAATCGTATGTAAACTCTTGCCTTAAATCTCATAGTAATAAAAAAAAGACCCTCTGCCCCACTCTCTTGAGTTGCATCTTAGGTCTAAATGTTGTGTGAGGTGGGAGGTTGGATTCCTGTAATACCAACAAAGAACGGGCATTTCTACAGTTAGAAAATACGTCCTTGCCTAAGACCCGACTGGTAAATCGATTCTACTCTTGCGAGCAGCAGCACCACCTGTGTCTTATCACCTTAACCAGCTATATGCCAGTAAGTTTATTCAGTCACTCCCTGTAAGTTAAGCGTCCCTCCCTTACAAATATAGTATAGCATAAAAAAAGAGGGTGTCAACCCCCTTAATATATCATGCAAGATTTATTTGATAAAATCCATCTTCATCTTTTAAGGTAAAATCAGCAAATCTACTCATTGGTGTAGAATCAATATCTGCAAATGGCACATTACCATCAGGTCTTTTAGAAATTATATCTATGGCAACACAAAGTAATGAGTATAAGAAATCCATTCTTCTTTCATTACTAAGATCAACTGCATACTTATTATAATATGCAATAAACTCTCTTGGTAATTGCGTTGATACTAAACCCTCTTCAACAGAATTATTATACTGTTCTTCATTGTCTAATAATTCCATAAGAGTTTTACACTCCTCATAGTAGTCTTCTCTACGACATAGTGTAATGAATGCACCTATCGTTTTTCTCTGTAAAGACCATTTATCAAGAACCCACTCATAATCACCAGCGTTTTTAAGTGCCTTCTCAATAAATCTTATCCAATCTTCATAATTTTTGATAGCATTTTGAAGGGATAATCTTTTGCATTTCTTTCTTTTTAATAAGTCACCAAGAACAGAAACCTCATCTTTATGTGCTGTCTTATGTTTTCTTTGGATCTCATCTATTGGTTTTCTAGTTTTGTTAGTTGCAGTTTGTGAGAAAGTATCTCTTGCAACTCCTGTAACAAATATAACCTCATATGTTTTATCTGGGTTGTTTTCTCTTACGATAGCAGCTAAACGATGCTGTCCTTCAGTAAGATTACCATCAACATTAAAAGTTATTGGTTGTCCATCTAATAACCAACCACTTAAAGAAAGACTCTTGTATATATTATTAATTTGACTATTAGAAAATTTTCGATTATCAAAGTTATGGTAGTTAAGAATGTAAGATGCTACGTCTACATTTATTTTAACAACATATGCTTTGTATTCTTCAGTTTTTGGTTCAAAAGGTAATAAACTGCCAACCTTGTTTAATTTTTCCATAAAATGTAAGTAAGTTACTCTTACATAATATCACAAAAAAAGAGGGTGTCAACTACCCTCTTCCTCTGTCTTCTTTTTCTTTGCACCAATGTTATATTTTGTCTCTAAAATCCATTCTCCTTTATCTTTATAAGATAAAACTTTAATTTGGTTTAGTGGTGCTATATCCTGTATTCTTATTGTATCAACGACTCCAACCAACCCCCAGTCAGCAAGAAGTTGAGCAATACGATTCCGACGCTGAACGTCATTAACAGTAAGATTAGCGTGTTTGCCATCAAGGGCAAATAACTCTTTGAAGTGGACAAGAAAATACCTCCCTTGCTTATGAAGAATATGGCACGACTGATATATCTTCTTTTCTTTCCTAGATGCTACACCGATTCTAGTTAAAGTTTCTCTTACCTTAAGGAAATCATCAGGTTCATTTAATGTAACTTCAACCATTTGGTCAGGATTCCACTTGACCTCTGGTTCTTTAACAACACTCATTTCGCTCCTCCAGTATCAAATTTAGATTTTATAAAGTTGAGTTGTTCTTTTGTCAATATTTTCAAAGCTTGTTTTGCTTTTTCGTTACTAAAACCATAATAACGTTTCACATAATCAAGGTCTTTGATCATATCCTTACGAAGCCAAGGAGAGAATCTCTTCTTAGTTCTGAGACTATTTATAAAAAAATCGTATTGCATCTTCTTTGGTAAGAAAGAATTCATATTCATTTCATTTGCAAACATCACTGCATCAAGATGTCCTGAGAAACAACGATTGATTATGTATGGAGGATATTCCTTCTCAATTGAAGGATCTTCATCTATCAAGTTTTTCTTTGATTGGTTAATTGAATTCAACCAGTCTTTGAGTTCAGCCATTTATCTGCTCATCATCCATAGTTTTATTTCTTACGACAATACAATTATTATCATAGTCTGGATAGAACTCTAGAATATCTTTGTGATCCCAACATAGTTCCTCATATAAACTATTCAGTCTTCTCATATCTTCATATAAGTCAGTTGGTCGTAATTCCTCATCCATTAATTGGTTCCTCGATGTCGTAGTTAAAAATTAAAAGTTCTTTTCTTGTTTTTTGATCTCTCATATACTCTCCGACGGAACGCATTGTATATGTAAGGTCGAACTCAGCAGCATTCCATTCCTTAAATCTCTTCTTTACTAATTGGTCTGAGTTATAACTTATTAGTAATTTAGCACGAAAGTTCTCACAATACTCTGAAAAGTCATCATGATCAAACTTTTTATGCATTTCACCACCTTTACCATAAAGGTTATCTTTAATATCATATGGTGGATCAAGATATAAAAATGGTTTGCGATTTGCAGTCCAATATACTTCAATCATTAATTTAGAATAATAGTAATTAACGATTCGCCAATCACCGATCAATTCTTGATATGCAGGAAGTTTAGTGATCCCACGAAGTGAAAAATTAGAATTTGATGCTTGTTTTGAGAATGATGATGATTCAGTAAGACCACTGAAACTACATTTATTCACAATGTAAAAAGCGATGGCACGATCAAGTCTACCCTTGTCCTCATCATTAATAATTTTCTTTGATTCTAAAAATAATTCTTTCGCAAGATCTGGTGTTGAATGTGATGACTTTAATTTGTTAAGTTCACCCGCCATCTGCTCACCTCTTTTCTGCAAACAAACCCAGAAGTTATATAAGGGTTCATACAGATCACTTACATTAATTTTAAGGTGTGGATATTTTTTAGTGATGTGTATTGCAACACTACCACCACCTAAAAATGGTTCATAGTAAGAATCATAATCCCGTAAGTCTGGTATGTAAGGATCCATCTTCTTACACGCACGAGACTTTCCACCAGGATATCGTAATGGTGTTTTAAGTGATTTAATAGAAAACCCCATTATTCTCTCTTATCGCATCAAGTTCAATCTTGATTGTAATTATCTCAGTTAGGTCTCTAACTCGATTTGACATCTGACGATATCCCGCACCTACATAAATTTGACCTGCCATTACAGCAAAGGTGCAAGCACCCCAGAATAAGTAATACTTGTTTGATTTAATTTGATGTTTTAATTTTGACATTGGTTTCATTTAAATTCATACCTCCAAATTGGTATAGTTACATAACTAAATGGATTTGTAAAATCCACATCCTTAATTATTTTAGGTTTAGGTGTCTTCCTCTCTAAGACATAATCAGGAGGTGGACAGAAGGTAGGTTTACCATCTAAACGAGGTGAACAAGCTATGAGTAATTCAATCATTTAAATTCACACTCCACCATAATTTCAGTCAAACAAGCAAGAAGATTAATCTCTTGATCTGCTACAAATGCAATCTGATATTGATACTTTCCAAGAATAAGGACAGCCGCAGGGATGCTATGGTGCTCCAATGTATCATATAAACTATCGTAAATACGACGAAGTAGAACAGTAGTGTCATTATCCAAGTTTGTGACAACCCACTTACGAACTTCTGAAAAGTTTTTACTCTTAAGATTTTTGATAAGGTCATTTACGGATACATCTGAGAAAACTGCTAATATACCGCTATCTATCTTTCCACTTACTGAGTATCTTTGACACTCATTCAACACTCTCCTCCAATCAGGAAAATGTTTGTTAATTAATTCTGCTACAACTTTTTTATCTGCTTCTATTCTTTCTTCTTCTAAGATTGTGTTGAGTCTTTGGAAGAACTGTGCTGCGATTGTAGGTTTGTCTTTCTTACTAACAGAAAAGTCAACAACACTGCACCGAGAGTGTAGTGGTTCGATAATCTTGTTCTTGTAGTTACAGGTAAAGATGAATCTGCAATTGCTTGAAAACTCTTCAATACTTGCTCGTAAGAGTAATTGGACATCCGATGTGGTATTATCGGCTTCGTCAATGATGATGACTTTATGTTTCGACTCGCTTGTAAGAGAGACTGTAGATGCGAAGTTCTTTGCGTTGTTCCGAACAGTGTCGAGAAAACGTCCTTCATCCGATCCATTAATGACATAAAAATCTGCTCCCAACTGATGACACAATGCCTTTGCAACAGTGGTCTTTCCAATGCCTGGTGGTCCAGACAATAACATATTAGGTATCTCACCTTTATTCACAAAGTCTTGAAACGTCTTCTTTGTTCTTTGTGGTAAAATACACTCTTCAATAGTTTTGGGTCGATATTTTTCGACCCATATAAATTCACTCATAGTTCATAATAAAGATTTGTTCTAAACTCTTTTCCGTTTTTGTTTAATGGATAGAATTGATACTATTGCTGCTGTTGCAAAAACAACTGTTGCTGATAGTATTAGGTATGTTGGGTCAAACTCAACATATGGTTGTGCTTCCCAAGTGCCTGGTAATGTGTAGACCGATGGGTTTGACAGAAAATACATCATTCGTTACTCCTCCATGTTTTTCTCATCTGTTTGTATGTATCATTGTATGCAACGATATCTCTGACCTTCTTGAATATTCTAGCAGATTTTGCGTATTTACAGGTGTCATGATCTTCTTCTTGAGGTTTTATGTTACCTTTTGTATCATATTTCCTACCTGAGTGATGATTTGCATACCTTCTAGATCTGGTAAATCCCATCTCTAAAAACTTGCGACACATATCCATACCAATAAAATCTCCATCAACCATATATCCAAGATACATTGACAGAATTTTATTTGCAGATTCTACTGCAATCTCTGGAGTCTTAAATCTCCAATGATTACATATATCGTTAGTATAAGGGCGAACCAGTAGAACTCCTTGCTCTCCCCTTCCAATACGATAAAGTTTGCGATTTTCTTCAATTGAAAAGTCAATTGTTTTGTAATCGAGTTCATAATCAAATTCCTTCATAGCCAATTAGGTTTGCGAGATGGGTTGCGAAGATAGTTTGTTGCGACCCAAGGTTTGGACGCAATGTATTTCTTATACTGAGTAAAGATGTCAATGCTAGTATCATACTTGAACTCATCAGGACCTGCAAATGCAAATGTTTTAACATCTCTGCAACTTGATAGATCTTTCTGACTTGAGTAATCAAGAAATACTTTTCTTGCCTCTGCTACTGTATCAGAACAAGAGTGTACCTTTTCATATCTCTTATAGTATTCATAGCACAAAGCCGTGCCATGTGCAATCAACCATGCTGTATTCTTAACATCTTCTGCTGCCCATACGGTGCAGGGATGTCCTCTGAACGCACCCTTCTCTGTCTTGTAAGGGTTGCCATCTTTCTTGTGTAGGAGTTGATCTCCCCAATTAAAATACCACTTGGAGAATACAACTGCCAGCATTTGGCAGGTCTCAAGTGGCATCTTTACAATGTGTTTGTCTGGTAGAACCTCTGCCGATTTATGGGGGCAGGGATCAGTCACGAATATGTTC